ATGAATTAGAACTGTCAAAGTTATTGACATTAAAAAAAACCAAAAAACAAGGAGGTTTTTGGTGGACTTCAGAAAGAAAAGATTATGATTATGTTACTGGAAGATGTGGAGAAGCTCAATCAATGAAAGCTAAACAACTTGCAGCAATCATGAGAATGAGAGCTTTAATGGAATACACAACTAAAGAAGATTATGTAAAATCATTACTTCCCAATTTGGGAACTAAATGTATTATTTTTGCTAATACTCAAAAGCAAGCAGATAAACTATCAAAACACAGCTACCATTCTGGGAACTCTAAAAATGAAGAAAACCTAGAACTATTCTCAGATGGTAGAATTGATAGATTATCATGTGTATTACAGTTAAGTGAAGGTGTTACTATACCTAATTTAAAACAAGGTATCATTATGCATGCATATGGCAATGAAAGAAAAAGTGCTCAAAGAATTGGAAGACTATTACGTCTTAATCCAACTGAAAAAGCAACATGCCATATCTTATGTTATAAAGATACTCAAGATGAATTATGGGTACAAACAGCATTAAGAGATTTTGATCCTAAGAAAATTAAATATTACAATCCTTTAAGCAAATGAAATGTCCAAATTGTGATGGAGAAGGCACGGTTGAAGTAATGAACTGCCATGACTACAGCAATGAATGTTGTGGTGGTTGTTACAAAGATATAATGTGTGATGATTGTCAGGGAACCGGCAATGTTTATTCAGAAGATGATGAGTGGAATAATGTACATACTGAAAACAATTTTTAATTAATTTATTATGAAAGTAGTTTGCATAGATGATACAAAACTTCCACAGGGAGCATCAGTTAAAGAAGGCACAGAGTATGAAGTTATTCAACAGTATGTTAATGCTATGGAACAAAAAGTTTATATCATTAAAGGTGTTGTCAATGAAGGCCGTACTCAATTTGGTTTACATTGGATTGGCTATAGAGCTGAAAGATTTATACCATTAGATAAAAAAGTTATAGAAGTTCATGATGAACAAGAAATGTACGTTTAAAAAAATAATATTATGGGAAGAATGAAAGAAGTTTATATGGAAATGATAGAGCAAGATTTCAATGGAGATCATAATGCTCATATACAAGAATTAGCTAAACAATCATGTGAGGAATTTAGTTATTTAGAAGATGCACCTTGTCCTAATTGCATGACCAAAAGTCTTCATAGAAATGAAACTGAATGTTATTGTGAAGCATGTGCACAAGAGTTTATTTATGTTGGATCATCTTTAAGATTTAAGTAATGGAAACAGTAATTATAGTATCAGACCCTGGAGATGAACAAGAGGGTTACTCATTAACAATGATATTAAGATGAAAGATAGTTTATTTATCCAGTGCACTATTAAAGATGGTGCATTGGATTTTCCAATCAAAGCTGTGGGTAATAAGTTTCAAAAGTTTTTGAATGATTTACCTGATGGAGCTAAATTAGAAATATTTATTGGCGTGAGTGGTGATAAAGGAAGTAATCCTCAATTGGCTAGACTACACGCAATGATTAGAGAAATAGCTCAAGAAATAGGATACACATTTGAAGAAGCCAAACTAGTAGTAAAAAGAAAAGCAGGACTCTGCTTTACAAAAAATAAAGAAGAATACTGCAAGTCTTTTGGTCAGTGTGACAAAGATGAACTAAATTTAGCTATACAAGCATGTATAGAAATTGGAGACTTTAGTGGAATGCAATTAAGATAATTAGTTTACAACTTTTATCTTATCTTGAAGATCTTTTAACTTTTCAGTTATATCTTCTTGTTTTTCCATCATAGACATAAGTTCTTTTAACTCTTCAACAGTAGCCGTAGTTTCTGTTTTTTTAGCTAAACCTTGTTCATTTGCAAGATATTTAAGCAATTGTGTAAGAGAAAATAAAGTATAAATATCAGCTTCTTCTACAGTAAGTTGTAAATTAACTTTTTCTTCTTCATTTTTATCAATACTTTGCTCAAATTTTTTAAACATGTCAGGTAATTTAGCACCACCTTCTGAAAAATTTAATAATTTATCAGTTAAAATTCTCTGAAGACCCGGAATGTAGGCTGTTGATAGTTCAATACCTTTAATGGTATCATTAAAATCATAAGTATCAACTGTTTGCAAGGTTTTTTCTTCACTCATATTAAAATGTATTTATTGACAAATATACAATATAAAATAATAAAAATGGAACCAAATATAAATAAATTTAAAAACCAGATAAAATCTGATTCAGAAACATCAGGGTGGGATGCAATACTTAATCCTTTTGTAGATAGCAAATCATTTGATGATGTATTCAGCTTTTTAGAAACCGCTGTGACTAATGGTTTAAGATTTACTCCGCCATTCAAAGATGTATTTAATGCATTCAAAGAGTGCACATATGATAACCTTAAAGTTGTCATAGTAGGACAAGATCCTTATCCTCAATTGGGTTCAGCAGATGGTTTAGCATTTAGTTGCTCAAAAAAAGGTAAAGCTGAAAAGTCTTTACAGTATATTAATAAAGCTATAGGTACAGATCATACAGATCTAAGAATTTGGGCCAATCAAGGTGTATTACTCATTAATACAGCATTCACTGTTGAAGTTAATAAGATTGGTTCACACTATAATTTGTGGAAACCATTTACAAATTACATATTTGGTAATATCAACAAACACAAAAAAAATACAGTATTTGTGTTGATGGGTAAAAAAGCTGAAGAGTGGGAAACATTACTACCTGATTGTAAAATACTTAAATGTTCACACCCAGCATCAGCTGCATATAAAGGTGGAGAATGGGACCATAATGATGTGTTTAATAAAGTAAATTTAGAACTAAAAAAACAAGATAAACCTTTGATTATTTGGTAAATTTTGTTTATTTTTGTTGTTCACCTTTTTAATCACGTATCTGATTATCAATCACTTATAATAAAAACCAAAGAATATGTGGGAACTATTTCAGATAATGCTGAAAAACAATTTAACACCAAATCAAGTACTATTATTATTTGGAATAAAGCAAGGAGTATCTTTGCCTCAAGTCACAAATGATGATAAATTAGCCCTAGAAAGATTGGGCTATTTAGTCTTGGAAAATGGTAAATATACAATGAGTGCTGAAGCTAAAAGCTTAATAGTACATTTAGATAATTATTTTACAAAAGCAAAGAAGAAAACAGATGCTCAGTTAATGGGTCAAGACTTTGTTGATAAGATAAATATCTATAGAGAAGTGTTTCCTAATATAAAACTTCCCAGTGGCAAACCAGCCAGGGTTAATGTGAAGATGTTATCTGAATCATTCAGATGGTTATTTGAAACATATGATTATACTTGGGAACAAATCATAAAAGCTACTAGAATGTATGTAAATGAATACCGGGATGCACAATACATGTATATGCAAACTAGTCAGTACTTTATATGCAAACAAGATAAGCACAAAGTAAAATCATCTACACTAGCAGATTACTGTGACATGATTAGAGATGGTATAGAAACAGAAGCTAAACACTTTAAAGAAAACGTAATATGACAGTAGAAAAAGTAAATGAAGCTCTTGATAAATTAAATCTTATTATGGAAGATTTTATAATGTTAAGAGATGGTGCTTGGGAACCTGATGAAAAATCATGTAATGCAAGTATACAGAATGTTCAAGATGTAATAAATATCATAGAAAATGAGTAAACCAACAGAATCATGGATAGGTCAATATGCTGCCTTTAATGAAGCATTAAAATACATGTACAAAAGACAAACCGGTGAGGAGAAGTCTATATATACACCATGGCCAAAATTCAATGATGCTACAACTGATGGTTTAGAGTGGAATACATTAACGGTTATTGGTGGAAGACCTGGTTCAGGTAAAACATTAATTAAAGATCAGATCATAAGAGAATCTTTTGCATTGAATCCTAATGATTCATTTAGAGTATTAGAGTTTCAGTATGAAATGGTTGGTAGAACCTCAGCAATTAGAGAATTTTCATCAGTCACTGGCAAAACTTATAAAGAGTTATGTAGTGCAGGAAGTTTAGTTACTGCTGATGTACTTAATACTTGTCATCAATATGCTAAAGAAAGAGTCAAACATCCAGTAGATATTGTTAGTACTCCTATGACTGTAAATCAAATGCGTGAGCAAATTGATATGTACATGAATCAACATAAAGGAACAAAAACAATAATTACTTTGGATCACACTATGTTGGTCAAAAGAGCACCATACCAAAACAATACATTAGATATGTTATTTGAATTGGGTGAGTTCTTTACTCAATGTAAACGTGACTATCCTTGTTTATTTATTGCTTTATCACAGCTTAACAGAAATATTGATAATCCTGAAAGAGCAATAGACGGTAAGTATGGTAACTACATTCTTGAGTCAGACATATTTGGTTCAGATGCAATGCTACAACATGCTGATACTTTAATTGGTATTAACAGACCTGCAAAGCAAAAAATTAGATTTTATGGCCCGGATAGATATATCATTGAAGATGACAAAACCATAGTACTACATTTTCTTAAAGCAAGGAATGGTGATACTAGAATGAGTTTCTTTAAAGCTAAGTTTGAATCAATGCAAATAGAAGAAATGCCTACACCAGCAGTTCAAGAAAGAAGATAATATGAAAGATCATGCAAGAACATATGTAAAGAGTCTTATTTTATCTCAGTTATTACTTGAGGCCAATGATGAATTAGAAGGAACACCCTTTTATGACACAAGACTTAAAGTTGATGCAAAAAGACTTGAAAAAACTTTAATAAAACAAATAGATAAACAGTTCATGAATATTTACAATGCTGATACAGCTTTAATTCATAACATAATATCTAGACTTGAAGGCTTAGTTAAAAAGATTTCTAGTTGCCAGATTGATGATTTAACAATGCTTGATTTTATAATTGATAAGTATTTAGAGAATAACAATTGGATTTTAGAAAACATAGAATTACCCATTAAACCATTAAGAAAATAATGATAAGTACTAAAAATTTAAATAAAACAAAAGAAATGGCAATAACACCGGATGAACGTAAAACCAAGGTAAATGCTTTAAGAGAAGAGCATGAAGATTACTTCCAAACTAATGGAATAATCAATGCATTATATATCCCTAAGATGGCTTACAGGCCAACTGGAAAAGATGAACTATATGTTAGTTTCTTCCCAAGTGAATTTGAAAAGAATGAAGATATCTATACTGAATTTGTAAGTATAAATTATGATACAGAAGACCCAAAAAGAACATTGTATCTTCATAAACACAATCCTCATTGGAAAGAAGAGTATGAATTAATTGAATCAAGCACTGGATTTATCAGACACATAATCCCGGTTAATGAATTAAAGATCATAAATGATGTAACAAGTAGAGGTAAATTAATCCATGACTTTGCAAATCCAGATCTACCAGATCCAGATAAGAAAGAAGCACCAGGTTTAGTTGAAGCTTTAGTTGAAATCAATAAGACACTTAAGTCAATTCAATTAACATTAAATAGTATCCTTAATAAAAACAAATAAATATGGCACAAAGTGTATTAATCATTGCTGACTCAGGGACAGGCAAATCAACATCAATCAGACATCTAAATCCTGATGAAACTTTTGTAATCAACATTGCAAACAAACCACTACCTTTTAAAGGTTGGAAAGGAATGTATGCAGCAATTTCAAAAGACAACCCAAAAGGTAATTTAGCATCATCATCTTCTGCAGCAGGAGTGATTAAAGCTATTTTACATGTTAATGAAAAAATGCCACACATCAAGACTTTGGTTGTAGATGACTGGCAGTATATGAGTTCTTTTGAATATTTTGATAGAGCAAATGAAAAAGGTTATGAGAAATTTACTCAAATTGCAGCAAACTTAGCTCAGGTAGCTAAACTACCTAAAGATTTGAGAGATGATCTAACTGTATTCTTTTTGACTCACTCAGAAGATGCAACTGATATTAATGGGAATAGAAAAATTAAGGCAAAAACAATTGGTAAAATGATTGATAATGCATTAACTTTGGAAGGCCTATTTTCAATTGTTTTATTTGGCAAAGTTAGCAAAAATGATGATGGTGAACTTATCTATGGTTTTGAAACACAAAACAGCGGAGAGAACACATGTAAATCACCCCAAGGAATGTTTGAGGAAAACTTCATCCCAAACAACCTGCAATTTGTAAAAGATTGCATCAAGAAATATGAAGAATAATAAACAAAAATCAATTAATTAAAAAAAAGCAATTATGTTAAGTACTAAAGACATGTCAGCCGCTTCAGGCAAAGAGAAACCAGTAGTTGGAACAGGGAATCACAAAGTAAAAATCAATTCAATTAGTTTTGATAAAACTCCTTATGATGCAAATGCATACAACATTATGTTGCATGTAGAAACAGAACCTGTAACAGGAGATTTTCAAGGATTTTTAAAGGATATGAACAAACCAGATGGTGCTCGTTATGAAGGCCAAGTGGGAAGAGTTAGATATTCACCGTATCCATATAAAGACACTACATTACCAAGTGGAAAAGAAATCAGTAGAGATACTGAAGTTATGAAAGCAATGATATTTTTAGCTGAAGCTTTAGATAAAAGAGCTGGATTAGATGCTATTCAAGCTAGCACAATTGAAGATTGGATGTTGAAATGTGATAAGTTATTATCAGGTCCAACATATGTAAATATGTGTCTTGGTGCACGTGAGTGGGAAAATACTGAAGGTTATGTAAACAATGATTTATATTTACCTAAAATTAGTAAAGAAGGTGTACCTGTGGAAGCATTAGGTGTTGAAAAATCTAAATTATTGATTTTTGATGCTAACAATCCAAATCACTTAAGAAAAATAGAGAAGAAAAATTCACCTACAACAAGTCAGTTTGAACCTAGTTCTGCTGCTTCTGGTGATGATTTTGATTTATAATAACTAACTTAACTATGGGGCTGACTGAGATATGTCAGTCCCATTTTTATTTATATTCTTAATATGTTTAACACAAAAAATTTAGTACTAGAAGAAACAGATGTTCCAAGCTATTGGGTGTTTCAATATTATTTAAACTTATCAGAACCCTTGACAGGTCAGGATGTAAAGATTAAATCAATCTTTAATCCTAATGACAAAACTCCTAGCTTTTGCATATATGTAGATAAATCTATAGGTATGTATAAGTTTAAGGACTTTTCAACTGGTAAAAATGGTAATAAAATAGACTTAGTTAAACTCATGTTTGACTTAGAATATAGAGATGCTGTTAGAAAAATAGTAGAAGATTACAACTCTTATGTTAAAACAACTGATTTTGAACAAGTATCTTTTAAACCTCAAGCAAAATGGGAAATTGATTTTGTTAATACAAGACAATGGACTGAAAATGATGGTAGATATTGGTTAAGCTTTAGAATTGGTTCAAATTTATTGAAAGAATATAATGTAAAACCTATTGAGTATTACAATTTAATTAAAGAAGAAGATGGTGAAGTTAAGAAGTTAAAGATTGAAGGTCATTCTATATATGGATATTTTGATAAAAATGATGAGTTGTATAAAATATATCAACCATCAAGTAAACACAAATTTCATAAAGTAAAACCATACCTTCAGGGATTTGATCAATTAACTTACAATCAACCTTATTTAGTAATTTGTTCATCATTAAAAGATGCCTTATGCCTTAAAAGTATTGGTTATAACATTGAAGTATTAGCACCAGACAGTGAGAATACAATCATAAAACCCCATGTTATTGAGCACCTAAAAAAGAAATATAAGAAGATAGTCACATTCTTTGATAATGATACTGCAGGTAATCTAGCAATTGATAAGTATAAAACCTTATACAATCTAGATGGCTTTGCTTTACCTTTATCTAAAGATATTAGTGACTCTATGCGTGAACATGGTTTTGATATAGTACATCAAACATTAAAACCTTTACTTAAAGAAATTTTAAACAGATAAAAAATGAAATGGTTCATACCGGGCTCAGTCCCAAGTAGTAAAAATGGTAGAAGATGGACCGGCAAGTACTTTATTGCAAGTAAAACTGTTGTAAATTATAGAAAAGTAGCTAAAGATTATTATGCATTGTATGCAGAAGAGTTTAAAGATGAGTTGGCCAAACAT